TTGATCAGCTGATCTTTCTTGACCTTACGGAATGGCTTGCCATAAAGACCAAAACACAATGCATCCAGCATCGTAGACTTACCAGCACCGTTTTCACCAACGATGAGAGTAGAGTCGTTCTTATCTAATTCGATTTCAGTGAAGGCATTACCCGTAGAAAGGAAGTTCTTCCAACGGACTTTCTTAAAGTGAATCATTCTGTTTCCATCTGAAGAGCTTCATTGTATAGTGAACGCATCAACTTGTCAAGCTCTTTATTATCAACATTGGACTCAATCGTGCCAATATACTTCGACAAAATCGTTAGAGTATCTTCGGCTTCATTCAGCAGATCTTTCTCGTCGATGCTATCCATATTACGATGATCTTCGACGATAGTAACTTCGAGTGGCTGGGCTTCATACAGCTTGGTAGTGAACAGATCAAAGACGAATGGATTGTCTTTGTTTGATACAATCAGCTTGACGTAGGCACCAGCATACTTACTGAAGTCGCGATCCATAACTTCTTCTGATGTCTTATCCTTGTCGTTGTACCAAACCTTGCGAAACATCTTGAATGGGTTTTCTACAAACGCCACTTCACGAGTTTCAGTATCCAGGATATGGAATCCCTTAGGGTCGTCGTAGTCGCTCCAAGTAAACTCAGCATGGCTACCAAGATAATGAATGTTACCAGCAGTGGAACGGTGATGATAATGACCAGAGCATACCAAATCAAACCTATCAAACAAAACCCTATCATCGCCGTGGCTGACAGGACTCCCTCGATACATTTCGAAACCAGCGAGCTCGAGATGACCCAAAGCGATTTGAGCATTAGTAGTCCCTATCAGTTTTAGAGTATCTTCGCGATTGTCATCACAGATCCACGGAATGAACAGAATAGGAACGCCGTCAAACTCTACTTCTGCTGCTGACTCGTAGATAGTGAAGTCATGTTCGTAAAACTCTCGAATGGAGTTGACTGAATTCGTATTCTTGTAATAGGTGTCGTGGTTTCCGATGATGAGATGTGCACGGATGCCTCGCGCGTGAAGTGGTTGTATAAAATCTGAACGCAGGCGTTTAGCTGTGTTGATGTTAAGGAATTTACGACGATCAACAAGATCACCGAGGTGGATAACAGTCCTAATGCTATGAGCGTCGAGATAGGGTAGGAATACTTCATCGATGAATCTCTTGTTATTGTCAAGGAACGCGAGCTGATCGTTACGAACGCCCCAGTGCGTATCAGTAATCAAAGCAATCTTCATTCTGCTTCTTTCACCGCCGTTTTCTTACTTCCGCGCTTGATACCTTTGCTGGCTTCGAAGTCACCCATGAACTTCTCCATCTGTTCCTTCGACCACTCGCCGTATTTGATATCAGTATCATAGTTGTTACTGCGATCACCTTCTTGCGACTCTGACGTTTCGCCCATGATGTTAGCATATTCGATAGCGGCATACTTCGTATAGAGATGCTTCTTCTCTTTCTGAATGCGTCGAATGAAGGCGAAGTAGATAATCTGTGTGAAGTATGCAAATGGATTCTGTGATTTAGCAGGATCGAAGTTGTTGATGTAAAGTAAACAGTTCTCGATACCATCTGAGATCATCTCTTCGCGGAACGTGTAGTTGGCGAAGTTCGGACGATACGCAAGATGAGTAGCGATCTTCATGATCGACTCGCCGATGTAGTGAGGGATACGAGGATTTTGCTTACCTGTATCTTTAGCTTCGTTAACGAGAGTCTTATACTCGACCATTGCAGCATATAAGTCTTTGTTGTTGACGTAATGCTTTTTTGCTTTAGGCTTGATTACTTTGTTCATTAGTGAAACGATCCTGTAGTATTTGCGATAGCCATAAACTGTCTAGCTGTTTGCATAGTGCGCTCTCTAGCCTTCGCGCGTTCTTCTTTAGCTTGTTCACTGATTGTATTGAGGTACTTATCTGCTACTATATCATCAACCATCAGATATGTCAAGATGTTTGATTTGTTTATGCAGATCTTTTCATCCATTAGGCTCTCGAATGGAATCCAACGCATGATGGAAGTCGTGACTGTCATCGTTGTGACGGAAGGCATAAGCTCGACACGATACGGCTGAGTTACCCACAGGCAGTCTTCATCGTCGCCTAAGAGCTGGACGAGCAAATCCTCACCATTATTCATCTTCAAAAAGTACACTTCGCCGTGTTCCATTGTCACTCCTTAGCTTGATATTATGTAGTTCGTAAGGAAATCCTTCGGAGCTATACATCTTCACGCGCTCGATGAGATGATTGAGTGTATAGTTGTTCTTCTTGTTCTGAGTCAAGTCGTCAGCAATATCGAACAGCGTCATGCTATCTTTTGTATCTGAGATACGAAGCCCACGACCGATCGACTGTAGCGTGCGAATGCGACTCTTCGTTGGGCTTGCAAAGATAACGTTGTGGATGTTCTTGATATTGATACCTGTCGAGAACGTACCATAGGACGCTACGATGATTGCATCCTTTTCTTTCTCAACGATGTGGCGGATAGACTCACGCTCCTCACCGTCCACTCCACCATGCACGAAGAACACCTTACGCTCGCCAGCTTTATCGCGAATCATGTCATGTAGCACTTCACCATGTTTCTCGACGTATGCGTAGAGTATCAGAGTGTTACCTTTAAGTGATACAGCAAGATTGCGAATAAAGAGATTACGAGGGCTGAACGAAATAATATGCTCAACTTCGTCCTGGTATGTTCCCCCAGAGATTTTCTTACGTTCTTCTGTGGGATGACTAAGGACGAGAACTTTAACTTTAATTGCTGCAAGTTTCCCACTGTCAATAAGCTCCTTCGTATCAATGATCTTATGTGTTGGACCAAACAGTCCAGTCAGAACGAGCTCGTTAACTTGACTACCATCCAACGTTCCTGTCATACCGAAGCGATACTTGACTTCTGTCGCGTTGGTCATAATCTTTGTAAGTGACTGCGCTTTGAACAGATGCGCTTCGTCACCAATGATTAGGTCAAAATGTTCGAAATACGACTTAGGAAGTTCGTGAACCGATTGCCACGTTGAGATGATAATTGGTTTATCGACGAGTTTATCCTGTCCACCGAAGACACAATGAATGTAGCTATCAACTTCAAGACCATAATCAGAAAAATCAGAACGTAGCTGATGGACGAGAGAAATAGTTGGCACAAGAATAAGAGTACGACTCTTGAAGTTGTCATGATAAAACCTTGAGATAAGATACGCGATCAGAGACTTGCCACTAGCAGTAGGACTGATAAGAATACCGCGACTGTTACGAACAGCGAGAGCAAAAGCGCGTAGCTGATGATCGTGAGGCACGAACGGAAGATTGAGTGTGTCTGCGAACTCTTTAGCTTCTGCAAGGGAGAACTCCTCGGTCATAGTCAATTCAGGATCGATCTCTAGGGTATACCCACGTTCCTCACAGAATGTAGATACTTCCTGAACGAGACCAGCATAGATTGTCATGTTGCGTGAGTTAAGCAAACGGATCTTTCCGTCCCACACGCGAGCCTTATACTTTGGTGAAAACTTAGCACCAGGAACTTCAAATGTCAAATGATCCGACAGCTCGCGCGCGATACCCATGTCTCCTTCAACACGCATCCACGCTTCATTTACCTTAACGAGCTTTAGATTAGAATCCATTCGTAAACTTTCTCCACTCTATGGCGGATTTGATATCGTATCCTCGCTTGTGGATACATTTCATGATCTCAACGATCACATCTACCTTTTCTTCAAGCAAAGCTATACGCTCATCCATGCGAACTAACTCACCATCAGAATCAATATAGCCCTGCACTTCATTCTTGAGAACTTTGTTCAGGAACGGACCACGCCCAATGCGTTCTAGATCTTCTGGATTGTTGAGATTGCCAAGATAGTAGTCGCGGAGCGTGCTGTAGTGAGACTTCTTCTTTATGACAGCAGAACGCAACTGGCTGCGCATTTCACTCAGCAAGCGATTGTATTTGGCGTGGAGGGATGAGATGTTGAGGGAGTCTTTATCCAAGTTGAGATCATCATACTTGCAATCAGCTTCCCACATGGCGTAAATATCTTCTAATTTCATAGCATAATCATACCGTATAGAGGGTTAGTTGTCAAGACTTATTTTGTTCTTGACAATCGACGATTCGTACCATATAATGAATGTGTTACGCAGGGATATATTACTCTTCT